ACCCGGAGCATGACAGAAAGCGGGAACGCGGGCCGATGTGGACAGAAGGTGAATTGCCCCAAGGGGGCAAGAGAGACCGCCCTGGGGCGTCGGCCCCTACGGCCGTGGAGCCAACCCGGAGTGTGACACGGAGAGGCATGGACACAAACGAAAACGCCGCCCCCGGAAGGGGGCGGCGGAGGGGCTATACCTTGGGCGGGATGCTGGCCCACACGGCCCACGCGATACAGGCCAGGGCGAGGGGCAGAAAGACGGCCTGGTATCCAGGGCCAAGGAAAGGGGCAAGGGTGAAGGAGAATACGAGCATGCCTGCCGCAGCCAGCCAGACCAGCCACAGCAGGCCGCGGCTGGTCGCCCGGAACCGGTAGGAGAAGGTATTCATGCGGGCGTTGAGCGCCTCCAGCTCGGCGGTCTTTTCGTTCAACTGGCGCTCCAGCTCGGCGAGGAAAGCGCCCTCCGGCGCGCCTGCGTCGGCATCCCGCTGGGAGTGGGGGCCAATGGATACAACGGCGTCCAAAAGGGTGTCAAGCTCTGCTGCAAGCTGCGCGCGGCGTTCCTCCGGCGTCATGGAAGCCCTCCCCCTTTCTATTTGCAGTTCGATTATAGCATACCAGGCAGGAAAGTCAACAGGAGGTGAGGATATGGCGGAAGAAGTGGGCATTGTCATGACACTGTACGACCGGGTGAGCCCAACGCTGAAAAGCATTGCCGGGAGCAGCAGGGCGTTTGACAAAAGCCTGGACGAGCTGGAGGCCAGCCTGAAGGCGTATGACAAGGCACAGACCGAGCTGGTCGGCCACTCCGCAAATCTGAAAAAGGCGATCGCCGAGACGGATGTAAAGGTCAGGGAGGCCCAGAAGAGCTACCGCAAGCTGAAGGACGAGACCAGCAAGGGCGCGCTGGACGACGCCATTGACGAGCAGGCCAGGCTGCGGCGGGAGCTCAGCGACACCGAGGCCGCCATCAAGGAGAACAGCGCCGCCTATCAAGACCTATACAAGCAGGCACGGAACGCGGCCTCCGCCATCAGCAAGGCCGACAACCGGGCGGGAGGCGAAAAGAGCGGCACAGGACTGGGCGGACTGGCAAAGGGGCTGATGGCAGCCGGGGTCGGAAGCCTTTGGAGCGACGCGCTGGGGAAGGTGGGGGATGCTTTCCTGAGCAGCGCGATCGGGGAGCCGGAGGCGCGTATGGCCTCCTCGATCCTGTCCGGGGCGGTTTCCGGAGGCTCCATGGGTGCGGTGTTGGGCGCGCCCGGAATCGCGGTGGGCGCTGTTGTGGGGGCCCTGGCAGGTGCGGTTTCAGGCGGCGCGGAGATCTTTGAATCAAAGGACCAGGCGTTCAAAAGCTACGTGCAAGAGGCGGCGGAGGGGCAGCTCTCCGCCCAGAAGGAGGCCGTCACCTCCGGTTCCTCCATTGCGGGCGGGCGGGAACAGAAGCAGATGGCCTTCACTACCCTGCTAGGCTCGGAGGAGGCCGCGGCGGCCTTCCTGGCCGACGTGCAGGACATGGCCGCCATGACCAATTACACCTACGACGAGATCACGGGGTACGCCAAGAGCCTGGTCAAGCCCTTCGGGGCGGACAAGTCCCTGGATATCCTCACCACCCTGTCGGATGCGTCCGCCGCCCTCTCCCTCAACGAGAGCGACAACGCGGTGCTCATCGCGGGCCTGAGCCGCATGAAGCTGACGGACAAGACCACCCAGGAATACCTCAACTACTTCTCCGAGCGGGGCATCGACGTATACGAGGCCCTGAGCAAGTGGGGCGACGCCGCCGCGGTGGCGGAGAAGGTGACCCGCGGGGATATCAAGGGCTCCGAGGCCGTGGAGGAGATCCTCGCCTACATGCAGGAGCAGTACGGCGGCCTGTCGGAGCAGATGGCGGGCACTTATGAAGGCATGGTGGACAACCTGGCCGACGCGGAGGCCAACGCGGAGGCGGCCTACGGCGAGGGCTACAATGAGAAGCGGAAAGAGGGCATCCAGGCTCAGATGGACTGGCTGAACAGCGGCGTCATGGACGAGGCCAACCGGGCCATCGGCGCCTGGCAGGCCGAGCTGGAGAACACGAAGGAGCAGTACCAGCGGGAGGCCGTGGAGCTCATGATGGAGACCAAGGAATATCAACAGGCCCAGGCCGAGGGAGACGCCGCCGAGATGGGACGGCTGATCATGCAGGCCAAGGTGCAGGGCATGAACGAGTACAACGCATCGAAGGGGGCTCAACTGGCGCTGGAGTCGGAGCTGGCCCTGGCGGCCGCCATCCGGGACGATGCCAGATCCGATCAGGCGTACTGGGACGCCGGATACCGCAAGAGCCAGGAGTACAGCAAGGGTCTGGCGGCGGGAATGGCATCGGCACTGGTGGGGACCGGGTCGGAGACTACCACCGGACTGTCCGTGGAGGAGCGGCGGTACGGCAACTGGCGGCGGGGCGGCTACTACGACGAGGACGGCGTATGGCGTTCGCACGCCGCCGGGCTGGAGCGGGTGCCCTACGACGGGTACGCCGCCCTGCTCCACGAGGGGGAGCGGGTGCTCACTGCCCGGGAGGCCCGGCAGGCCGACCAGGGCGGCGGGGCGCAGGTGACCATCACCGGAAATACCTTCGAGGTGCGCCAGGAGAGCGACATCGACGCCATTGCGGAGGCGCTCTACCGGAGGCTCCGGCTGGCACAGATGGGAGGGGTGCGGTAGTGCTGCGGCTGATTACCTTCCTGGAGGAGGCGGCCGGTGTGGAGCTGGTGCTGCCCGTCACCCCATCCAGCTACCAGTGGGCCCATGAGGCCGCCATCGAGACGGTGACGGTGGACCAACTGGGGGATCTCAACTTTTTCGGCGGGAAAAGGATGGGGAGCACCACCCTGCACGACTGCCTCCTGCCCGCCCAGGCGTACCCGTTTTTGTCGCCGGGGGCGGGCACCAACCCCTGGCTCTACCTGGAGCAGCTGGAGCGGTGGGTGGACAAGGGGACGGTGGTGCGCTGGATGGTCAGCGGCACGCCGGTCAACGCCGCGGTGCTGCTGGAGGGGGTGACCTACCGGGAGCAGGACGGCACCAACGACCTGTACGCCGACATCACCCTGCGCCAGTACACCCGGCCGGAGACGCCGGTGCTGCCCGCGGAGCCGTCCGCCTCCGGCGCGGGGACGGCGGCCAGCCGGGACAGCGCCACCGGCACGGCCACGGCCAAGACCTGCACGGTGGCCAGCGGTGACACCCTGTGGGGCATCTGCCGCCGGTACTATGGGGACGGCTCCCTGGCCTGGCGGCTGGCCGCCGCCAACGGCATCGCCAACGCCAACCTGATCCGCCCCGGTCAGGTGCTCACCATCCCGCCGCTGGCCCAGCTCCCGGCGGCCGCGGCCAGGCCGCCGTCGGCGAAGATCGCGGCCGCCACCAAGGTGCGGGAGGTGAAAGAAGAGGAGAGCGGAACGGCGCGCCTTGTGCCCTGGGTGCCGGAGAACACGGTGAAGAGCCTGGTGGATCTGGAGCTGGACAAAATCGCGTCGGGAGGTGGCCTATGGCAGAGTACCAGGTGGTGATCGTCAGCCCCCAGGGGGAGACCTGGGACGTGACGGAGCGGGTGAGCACGCTTACCTGGTCGGGCAGCATCAAGCGGGTGTCCCGCTCCGTGGAGGCCGTCATGGCCACGCCCAACGACGGGAGCCTGCCCGAGCTGCCCTGCGAGCTGGGCAATGAGCTGCGGCTGTGGGCCGGGGCGCGCACCCGGTTCCGGGGGAATATCGTCACCCGGGAGAAGGCCACCGAGGGGGTGACGACCACCTTGACGGCCCTGGACCGGGGGCGCTTCCTGGCCAACAACGAGGGCTGGTACACCTTCCGGGGCGCGGCCCCCGAGGAGGCCGTACGGGCCCTCTGCGGAGACTTCGGGATTCCGGTGGCCGCCCTGGCGGCCACCGGGACGGCGGTGAGCCGGAAATACCCGGGGGTGGCCCTGGACAAGATTGTGGACGGACTCTACACCCTGGCCGCACGGCAGAATGGGCGGCGCTACCTCTCCCGCTTCAACGGCCTGGGGGAGCTGGAGGTGGTGGAAAAACCAGAGGCCGCCGCCCTGGAGCTTGCGCCGGGGAAGAACCTCCAGAGCCTGCGGGTGACGGAGGACATCTCCAAGCTGAGGAACACGGTGGAGATCTACAGCCAGACAGGCGCGCGGGTGCGCACCGTGTCCGACGCGGAGAGCGCCGCCCTGTACGGGCAGTTCCAGCACATCCTCACCCAGCGGGACGGCGAGGACGCCGGGGCGGAGGCCCAGGCGTACCTGGAGGACAACGGCCTCCAGCAGACCATGACCGTGGAGTGCCTGGGTGACCCGGAGCTGATCTCCGGCAGCGCGGTGCTGCTGCGGGCCAACACCACCGGCGTGACCGGGCTGTGCTGGATTGACAGCGACACCCACACCTGGAAAAACGGGCAGTATTTCTGCCGCCTGTCCCTCAACTTCCGCAGTCTCACCAATGAGGTGGAGGCGGGGCGGGAGCTATAAAAAAGCCGCCCCGGCCGGGGCGGCTTGGATGAATCTGAGCGGATGCGCAGCTCAGCGGGAGAGTTTGTAGAGCATATACTGATTGAGGCTGACGCCCTCGATCTCCGCCTCCTCCTTCAGGTGCTTGTGGAGGCTGCGGGGAATCCGGAGCACCAGTTTCCCGCTGTACCCCTCCAGCTCCGCCTTGAAGGCGTCCAGGGAGACGGAGCTGCCGTCGTCCATGGCCTCGGCTTCGGCCAGGGCGGCGGCCTCCTCGGCCGTCAGCTCCTCCGGCTCCCGCGCGCTGATCTCGGCAAACCGCTGTTCCAGTTCGGCCGGAGATAGAGATTGATTCATAAGGAACCCTCCTTAATACTTGATATTGGTACGGGTATTGATCTCAATAACGGTGATGACAATTTCACCTTTGACCCATTCAAAGGTTATGCGGTAATGCAGGATCTTATAGCGGTATCGGTTCGCATATCCCTTGAGCGGGACGATATCGCCCTCCAGCCTGGACAGGCTGTCCAGCGCCCGATAGAGCTTTTTACGGGTCGGGGCGTCCACACTGGCCAGGTATTTCTGCGGCTGCTTTTTCAGTTTTAGCTCCATCTCTTTTCCCCCTCATTTGTTTATATAGTATCATATATAATACTATTTGTCAAGAAGAAATCACGCAAGGAGGCATCCATGGACGACGTATATGCGGGGCTGACGGAGCTGCTCCGACCGGCGGAGCGGGGGCAGGCCCCCGGCGGCTGGCTGTTTGGGCAGGTGCAGCAGGCCGGGCAGGGGACGCTGCGGGTGGTATGCGGAGGGCTCACTCTGGACCAGACGGAGCTCCACGTGCCGCCCGGGCTGGACTACGCCTGGACGGAGGACACTGGCGGCGACGAGCTCCTGCGGGCGGGTGACCGGCTGCTGGTGCTGGTGACGGCGGACGGACAGGATTACTACATTCTGCAAAAGGCGGTGTTCTCATGAGGCAGCTCTTTCCCATTTTCCAGACGACTGCTCCAGAGGGGACGGCCCAGGCGCTGCCCCTCTATTGGGACGTAGACATGGACTACGACAAGGGCGTGCCGCGCTTCTCCGGCGGGGAGCCGGTCCTGGCGTCCGGGCTGGAGGCCGTCAAGGGCTGGGCCTGGCGGGCGCTGCACACGGAGCGGTACCGCTGGAGCCCCTTCTCCTGGGACTACGGGTGCGAGCTGGAGAGCCTGGTGGGCCAGCCCTACCGGGCGGACACCCGGCTGAGCGAGGCGGTACGGTATGTGCGGGAGGCGCTGACCGTCTGCCCCTACATCACCGGGGCCGCGGCTGAGGTGGTGGGCTTCGACGGCTCCACTCTGCGGATGCGGGTGAGCCTGACCACGGTATACGGGGAGGCGAGTATACATGTATGAGGACAAGACACCGGAGGCCATCAAGGCGGAGATCCTGGCGGCCATCCGGCAGAGCCAGGGGCTGAGCGCCATGGCGGGCGGCTTTGCCGACGGCGTGGCCGGGCCGGTGGCCGAGCAGCTCAGCGAGGCGTACCGGGCCCTGGAGGGGGTGACCTCCATGCTGTTTGTGGACGAGAGCTCCGGGGGCTACATCGACCTGGTGGGCGGTCAGTATTACAACATCACCCGCCGGGAGGGGACAAGGGCTTACTGCGACATCTCCTTCAGCGGCACCCCGGGGCTGGTGATCCCCAAGGGCACCGCGTTTTTGACGGCCGGAGGGCTGTCCTACGCCCTGATGGCCGCGGTGGCGCTGGGGCCGGAGGGGACGGGCCGGGGCCGCCTGGAGGCCGCAGAGGCGGGCAGCGCCTACAACGTGGAGGCCGGGGCCATCGACCGGATGTACGTCAACCTGACGGGCCTGACAGACTATCACAGCGAGGCGGCGGCCGGCGGCACGGACGCCGAGAGCGACGCCGCCCTGCTGGCCCGCGTCCGGGAGCGGGTGCAGCGGCCCCCCACCAGCGGCAACGGCTATCAATACCGGCAGTGGGCCATGGAGGTGGCCGGGGTGGGCAGCGCCAAGGTGGTGGAGCTGCCCGGCGGACCGGGGACGGTGGGCGTCACGCTGGTGGACAGCAACGACCGGGCGCCCTCGGAGGAGATTGTGGAGGCCGTGACAGCCCACATCGAGGAGGAGCGGCCCATCGGCGCGGCGGTGACGGTGACGGCGGCCGGGGAGCGGGAGGTGACCGTGGCCGCCCAGGTCTCCCTCACCGGCGGAGCCGGGGCCGGAGCCGTTCAGGACGCCTTCCGGGCGGCACTGGCGGGCTATCTGCACACCCTCATTGAGGGCAAGTACGGCGCGGTGTACTACAAGCCCGCCGACGACCAGCCCTACACGCTGCTCTATAACCGGGTGCTGGCCCTGCTGCTCAATGTGGAGGGGGTGGAGAACTTCGCCTCCCTCACCGTCAACGGCGGCACCGCCGACGTGACCATACAGGCCGGGGAGATCCCTGTACTGGGGGAGGTGAGCGTGACATGAGCAATCTGGTGTTCCGCCTGCCGCGCTACTACCAGGACAGCCCACAGGTGTCCGAGCTGGAGCGGGTGCTGGGGGAGCAGGCCGGGGCGCTGCGCGTGTCCGAGTCGGACACATTGGCCCAGCTCTGGGTGGACACCGCCACCTGGGGGCTGGACCTGTGGGAGCAGTGGGTGGGGCTGCCCTCCGACCGCACTCGGCCCTACAGCTACCGGAGGAGCCGCATCAAGGCCAAGCTCCGGGGCCAGGACGCCACCACGGCGGAGATGCTGCGCAGCGTGGTGGCCTCCTTTGGCTTCGAGCCGTCCCAGATTTCGGTCATCGAGCACCCGGCGGAGTATCAATTCGAGATCGTCCTGTCCGATCTGGCCGCCGTGCCGTCGGATGTGAGCGGGATTGAGTCCGCAGTCAACGAGATTAAGCCGGCGCACCTGGATTACTGGTTCACCTACGAGCTGGCCCAGCTCCTGGCCGCCCTGCGGGTGGGCGGCGGGCTCTGGAGCATTCAGGCGGTCACGGTGCCGCCCATGGAGGAGGAGTAGCATGTATGGATTCGTAATTACCACCGCCGGCGAGGGCCTGCTGGCCCGGGCGTCGGCGGGCGAGGGGCTGACGCTCACCGAGGTATGGGTGGGCAAGGGCGCGGTGGAGAGCGCCGAGGCCGCCAAGGCCCTCACCGCCCTGCTCGACCCGGTGGCCAAGGCCACCAGCACCACGCCCGCGGTGGCCGGTGGGCAGATCTCCATGCTGGTGGAGTACCGCAACGACATGGGCGGCGGGCTGGAGGAGGGCTTCACACTCTCCGAGTTCGGCGTCATGGCCAAGGTGGGCGACGACGCGCCCGCCCTGCTCTACTACGCCGCCCTGGGCGACCGCGCCCAGCCGGTGCCGCCCATCGCCGAGGGCCTGGACGTACACCGCTTCCCCGTGGCCGTCGGCGTCACCGGAGAGGTGGAGGTCTCGCTGGAGTATCCGGCGGGCGTCTGGGTAACCCACGAGGAGCTGGAGGAGGCGCTGGCGGGCATCGACCTGTCCGGATATATCAAGGCCACCGAGAAGGGGCGGGCGGGCGGCGTGGCGACGCTGGGGCAGGACGGGAAGCTGGTGCAGGACGTGGACGGGGGGAACTGGGACACAGACCCGGTGGAGACCCACAACGGCGCGGCCCTGGCACACGCCAACCTGCGGGTGGACGGGAACAGCACGGCGACGGAGGACGCCTCCGCCACGCTGGAGGAGCACATGCTTAATCCCCTGGCCCACCAGAATCTTGTGATCGACGGCAACGCCGGGAAATAGAAAGGAGTCATTACAATGGCAACAATCCAGATTAAGAGAGGGCTACAGGAAGCGGTGGCCCGCCTGGAGCTGGCGGAGGGCGAGCTGGCGGTGGCCCTGGACACCGGCAACGTCTACGTGGGCACGACCTCCGGCAAGGTACACATTAACCCCACCGGAGGCACGGCGGACACGGCGGAACGGCTGAAAACGCCCCGGGCGTTCTCCGCAGCCGGGGACGCCATGGCGGAGGCGGTCAACTTCGACGGCTCCGCTGACGTAAAACTCCAGCTCGTGCTGGCGGCCCTGTCCGGGCTCAAGGCCGGGACGTACACCAAGGTCACGGTCAACAACAAGGGCCAGGTGACCGCCGGGCAGACACTGGAGGTCTCTGATATCCCCAGCATCCCCAGTTCCAAGGTCACCGGCCTGGGCACAGCGGCGGCGGCCAACACCGGAGCAGAGGAGGGCAACGTGCCCGTGGTGCAGGCGGGCGGGAAGCTGCTGGCCTCCCTGCTGCCCGACCTGTCCGGCAC